TTAGTTAATAAAGATTCTAATAACAATCCTATTCCTGTTGTTTATGGTAATAGACAATTAGGAATTATAAAAACATTCGTTGAAAGTTCTGGTTCTGATAATAAATATCTTTATTTTGCTGGAGTTCTTTGTGAAGGGGGTGGGGCAGGAATTACATCAATAGATGAAATATATGTTGATGATAAATTAGTTATCTTTGATGGTGCATTAACTGATGGAACATTACGAGAAGTTAGTGATAAAGATAAAAATTTTTATAAAAGTGGTAGTTTAATATCTATTCAAGCATTTTATGGATTAGACAATCAACCAGTTTCTTCTTTACTTAATGAAACTACTAACTGGACTTCAGATCACAAATTATCTGGTTTAGCTTATGTTGCTTTAAGGTTTAAATTTAACCAAGATATTTTTGGTGGCACACCACAAGTTAGAGTAACTCTTAAAGGAAAAAAGATTTATGACCCAAGACTAGACTCAACAAAAGGTGGTTCTGGTTCTCATAGACAAGACGATGCAACAACTTGGGCTTATTCTGCAAACTCATCATTAATACTTTTAGATTATTTAAGAAACACAAGATATGGAAAGGGAGTTCCTAATGATGCTTTTGAAACAAATTATGAATCATTTAAAACTTCAGCAAACACAGCAGATGCAGAAGTTGTAGCAGTTGAATCCACAGCTTCAAATTCAGCAGGATTAAGATTAGAAAATTATACCGATTATTTTAATGATAACTTAAATCACTTTAAATCAAGATCATTAAATACAGATCTATCAACTCAATTAGATGGTGCAATTAATAATTCTGTTACTACTATTACTGTAAACTCAACTACAAATTTTGCTTCTTCAGGAAAAATAAAGATTAATTCTGAAATAATTTCTTATACTGGAAAAACAGAACCAACAGAAGAAAATCCAGCAATAGCATTTACTGGTTGTGTTAGGGGTATAGATGGAACAACAGCAACATCACATTTAGATAATGACAGAGTTTCTAATTTACCAGATGAAACAATAACTTCAATTGATAATGTTACTACACAAGAATACAAATCAAAACTTTATTATGGTTATTTTAATCCAATTACAACAGGTTCTTATTTATTTAAAACAACATCAGAACGTTCTTCTTTATTATACATTGGAACTGCTGGGCAAGAAATATCAAGTCTATTTAATACATTAGAAAATGCACCGACATTTAATCATTCATCTATTTCAACTTATTTAAAAGTAAATAATTCAGGAATACACAATTCTGCAACAGTTGAAAGTTCTGGTGTTTCTATGGTTTCAGGGCAATCTTATCCTGTAATACTTTATCATGGTACTGCAAAAAATACTGCTTCACTAACTTTTCAATGGAAGTTATCTGGTGGTACTTATAGTACAGTTTTATCTGCAAGATTTACAGATGGTTTAGCAAGTGATTTAAAAGTTCCGTTATTTCAAACTAATGCTGTCTTAGATAGTGAACAAAAATTAATTGATAATGTTAGACAGTTGCTAGTTCCTATGAGAGCAATCTTTAATTATATACAAGGAAAATACAAAGTTATTATTGAAGGAACTGGCAGTTCACAACTATTACTAACTAAAGATAATGTTGTAAGCGAAGTTAAAATGCAAGGTGAAAGCAAATCAGATAAATTCAATCGTGTTATCGGCACTTTCGCCAATCCTAAAAAAGATTTTCAAGATGATACTGTTTCATATCCACCTTATGATGATTCAAATTTAGCAGTAGATGACCAACACGCAACAATGCTAACTGAAGATAACGAAACATTATTAGAAAAAACAGTTGATATGAAGCAAGTTACTTCTCCTTATCAAGCTGAGGAAATTTGCGAGAACATATTAAAAAGATCAAGAAATAATTTAAAAGCTGAAGTTACTGCAACTGCTGAAGCATTGAATTTATCTATTGGAGATATAGTAACAGCTACATACGACACAGCAGGATTTAGTGCTAAACCATTCCGAGTTATGTCATTATCTATTAATTCTGACAGCACAGTTAATCTGGGCTTAGAAGAACACCAAGATAATTTTTACACCTACGAAGGCAAAGGTGAAGAACCCACAATTCCTGATACTGTTTTACCAGACCCATTTACAGTTCAACCACCAGCTTCAGTAACACTTAGCGATCAATTAATCTTATACTCAGACGGAGTAGTTATTACTGCTTTAGATGTAGTGATTGGTGCTTCAGTAGATGACTTTGTAGATTATTACCAAGTTGAATATAAATTAAGTACAGATACTGATTATCTTATTCACGCACAGGGAACAGGATTAAACCAAAGAATATTAAATGTGATAGATGGAGAAGATTATAATGTGAGAGTTAAAGCTGTGAATACTTTAGGAGTATCATCTGATTATGTTACAGCAACAAGAACTATCGTAGGTGGGATTGCTTTACCAAGTGATGTTGAAGATTTTACTTGTAATATAGTTGGACAAGATGCTCATTTAAGCTGGAAGCAAATACCAGATTTAGATTTGGCATATTATCAAATTAGATATTCAACAGTAACATCTGGTGCTACTTGGGTTAATAGTGTTTCATTAGTTGAAAAAGTTGCAAGACCAGCTACTTCAATTACTGTTCCTGCACGAGTTGGTTCTTATTTAATCAAAGCCGTTGATAAGAGTGGAAATTTATCTGCAAGTGAAGCAATTATAGCCACAAACCTATTATCAGTTGGAAACTTTAATGCAATTACAACACAAACGGAATCTCCAACATTTTCAGGAACAAAAACTAATTTAAGTGTATCTAGTGGACAATTAAGATTAACAAGTTTGGCAAGTCAAGGTGTGTATTTATTTTCAGCACCAATAGATTTAGGTGGAGTTTATACATCAAGAGTTACTGCTTCAATAACTCAATTTGCAGAAGATTCTACTGACTTATTTGATACTGGTAGAGGATTTACACTTTTTGACGATGCTACTGGTTCATTTGATGGAGATGCGGCGGCATTTACAAATACTCATTTAGAAATTGCTTTATCTGATGACAATATAACTTACACTTCATTTAGAAACTTTGTAATCGGAGATTACACAGCTAGGTATTATAAGTTTAGATTATTAATGACTTCTTTAGATGGAGTTTCTACTCCAGTTGTTTCAGCTTTAAGTGTTACTGTAGATATGGAAGATAGAATATTTAGTGGTAATGATATTGTTTCAGGAACTGGTACATATTCAGTTACCTTTACTTTACCATTCTATTCTGCTAATTATGCAGTTGGTATCACAGCACAAGGAATGGCTACTGGTGATTATTTTGAATTGACAAGTAAGACTACAACAGGATTTTCAGTTGCTTTCAAAAATAGTTCTGGTACTGGAATATCAAAAACATTTGATTATATAGCAAAAGGTTACTAGATGGCACAACACGATTTTAACATAGCTAACGCAACATTTCCTTCAGTAAGAAGCGACATAAATTCTGCATTAACAGCAATCAATACAACTCAATCAGGAACATCAAGACCAGCTTCTGCTGTTGCAGGTACTATCTGGTTAGACACAACTTCTGCAACTACACCTACCTTAAAATATTATGATGGTGCTGACGATATTTCTTTAGCAACACTTGACCATTCTGCAAACACAGTAAATTGGTTAGACAGTACAGTTTCAATTACTGGACTTTCAACAACTGCTACTGGAACAGTTTTAACACTTACAGATTCGGCTTCTACATCAACAGTAAATTTAATTATAGATAATCAAAAAGAAGTAAGATTTAACGAAACGACTGCTAATGGAACAAATTACATAGGATTGAAAGCACCAGCTTCTGTAAGTGCTGATTTAACATTTACTTTACCAGTTGCACCAACAGCAGATAATCAAGCACTTGTAGCTACGACTGCTGGAGTTATGTCTTTCACTCCTTATACTTTTCCTTCTTCAGATGGAACTGCTGACCAATTTTTAAAAACAAATGGTTCTGCTGTATTATCTTTTGCTACAATAAATGCAGGTACACCAACAGTTAATACTTATGATACAGGTACTGCTGCAACCTATACTAAACCAACTACTGCTAACTGGATGCAAATAAATATTTGGGGTGGTGGAGGTTCAGGTGGTAAAGGTGCTTCTAATGCACCAGCAGGTGGTGGTGGTGGTGGTGCTTACAATACTTTAATGGTTCCTTTTTCTTATTTAGTCGGTGCAGTAACATACACAGTAGGTGCTGGTGGTGCTTCGCAAACCTCAGGTTCAACAGTTGGTAATGCTGGTGGTACAACATCTGTATCTATTGCAGATTATAATGGAACAGGTGTAACAAAAACTTTTTATGCTTATGGTGGTGGTGCTGGTGGATTTCATGCTGATGGTGGACGAGGTGGTGGTGGGGGTGGAATTTATTCTGCTGGTGGAAATGCTGGAACTAGTAGTGTTAATGCTTTAATTTTTGGTTCTAATCAATCTTCACCATTAGCATCATGTGGTGGTTTTCCAAGTAAATATATGTCTGCTGATCTATCCTCCTTACAAGCTGGTATTATACCTATTGTTGATGGATTTGGTGGTGGATTTGGTGGTGCAAGTTATAATGATGGTTCAGGAACTTCAAGTACTGGTGTAATATTTAATGCTGGTAATGCTTGTAATAATGCAACTTATGGTGGGGGTGGTGGTGGTCGCGGAAGAGATGCCGCAGGAAGTGCTGATAGTAATGGAGGTTCTTCTCAATATGGTGGTGGGGGTGGAGGTGGTGCGGCGCACTCAGGAACTGCTGGTGTAGGTGGAACTTCTCAATTTGGTGGTAGTGGTTCAAATGGAACTATTGATGCAAATGCTTCTTCTGCTGGAACAGTTCCTGCTGGTGGTTCTGGTGGAACTGAAGGCGGAAATTCTGTCTC